GCGCTTCAAGGTCCACCAACGAAACATCGTCTCAAGGTGGAGCTGGCGGCGGTTTTGTTATGCATACCTTTAATGAAATTGACCTAGCCTCATCCGTATCAGTGACAATTGGTGCGGGCGGTGCTGGGGGCGACCGAGGGACGGGTAGCTCGTTGGGCGCAGAGCCGGGCGGAGCGTTTATCGGTGTTTCTGGCGAGTTAGGTGGAGACGCTAAGGCTATCGATTCCGCAGGGGCTACTTCAAATGCTGATAATACCTTTGCTTCAGGCGCAGCGGGTGGAAATATAGAACTAGAAGGGGTAGACACAGCGTTCCTTGGCGGGTCTAGCACGTATGGCGGCGACGGCGGAGATGGTTCGCTGGCGGGGGTTGGCGGTGCTGGCGGCGTCCGAGGCGGCGGAGGCGGTGCTAGTGGTGCTGGCGACGGGTTTGGTGGCGACGGCGGAGATGGGTTTGCCGTTATTATTTCGATCTAAGGAGAATAGTATGAAACTATTATTGGTCAACGAATTAACGGACGTAGTAGAAAATGTGGTAAAGGTTGACCCCAACAACTTACCGACCCCGCCAGAGGGTTTTCGTTATGAAGGTGGCGTGGGCAACATTGGTGACGTGCTGGTTGACGGCGCGTGGGTTGAGGTTTTGCCCGATCCTGCCGAAGCCCTAGCCGCTGAACGTGCCGCGATGAAATGCAGCCGACAGCAGGGTAAACTAGCCATTGGCCCTACCGTATGGGCCTCTGTACTAACTATGGTGGACGACCCTGACACCCCTTGGGGTCTTAGGGTAGCCATAGAGGACACTGTAGAGTGGCGTAGAACAGACGAGGACATGCAGGCTCTTGTATGGGCTATAGGTCTTACTGAAGAACAGGCTGATGATTTATTCAGGTTGGCTATGACGCTATGATTAAAAGACTTAGGATGATAGGTAGTGCCTTGTCACAACTTGGGTGTGTTATTCTCACTTGGGATGTAACTACAACAAACCCCAATGAGAGTATCTCCTCTAGAGCTTACCGCTTGGATACCAAACTTAAGTCTCTCATCAACAGGGTATTCTTTTGGCAAAAGGACCACTGCAAGTCAGCTTATGATTATGACCTCAAGTTAGCCTACAATCTAATTAAACAACACGAGGATAGAGAAGATGTACAAACTAAGTCTACGTAGTAAACAGAGGCTCTCAGGTGTACACCCTGACTTGGTAGATGTAGTCAAACGTGCTATTGAGATTACAGAGCAGGACTTTAGTGTAACTGAAGGTATCCGTCACATCGAGAGGCAGAAAAAACTTGTAGCTACGGGTAAGTCTACTACACTAAACTCTCGTCACCTTACAGGCCATGCTGTTGATCTTGTACCCTACCCTGTGTCTTGGGATTGGGAGTATTTCTACCCTATCGCTGATGCTATGAAACAGGCAGCAGAAGAACTTGACGTAGACCTAGAGTGGGGTGGGGATTGGAAGTCCTTTCCCGATGGGCCACATTTTCAACTCAACTGGAAGAAATACCCAAAATGAGCGACGAACCTTGGCACCTTAATAAGAGTGTACCTATCACATTTATCCTAGCCATTGTCTGTCAAACGATAGCACTAATCTGGTTTGTAGCTACACTACGGAATGACGTAGATAACAACGCTAATGAGATTGTCCGTACTCAGATACAAGTAGAAGCTCTTGATCGTGTAGCGCGTGACCAGTCACTGTTGTTGGCACGTATCGATGAAAACCTAAAAGCTATCAAAGAGGCAATAGAGCGCCGTGAGCAACAGTAGAAAGACTTGGAGTAGAGAGACTGCTGCTGTCTTGTTGGCTGTCCTCTGCTGGGCTATCTATCAGGAGAACACAGACCTTGTTGAAGTCATCATATGGCCTATCACTACATACGCTTCGGTGGCCTTTGGTCTTCGTAGGATTGATGTTTCTGACAAGCTGTTCCAGCCTAAGCCCTCTTAGTCTCCTTACAGGTGGTGGGCCTAACGTAGCTGCTGCTGTACCTATTGCTGTAGGTGAGACAGTGGATCAGAACTTGGGTATCAGTGTTAAGAGAGAAGCCCCTAGTGTAAGGATAGAACCCAATTCTAAAGTAGACACTATAGATCAGTCTACCATCAATAACACTACTATTGATCCCCTTATACTATTGCTACTCATACTTGGGTGGTTACTCCCAAGCCCTAACGAGATGGGTAGATGGGTACGAAGACTATTCACACGCAAGTAGTACCACACAACAGAAAAAGCCTCCGAGAGTAAACCTTAGTGGAATACTCTCGGAGGCTTTTTGCGTTTTAGGTTGTGCTTTACTTAAGCAGGTTCACCCCAAGTAATACACTTGTAAGCTACCACACCTTGTAGAGTATTGTTAAGTACTTCCTCTGCATTAATGCGGTCTTGGTAACAAACTTCCATTGTAGGGTACGAGATACTGCTAGGGACTGTGGCACACTCTGTAGGGTTCGCGTATAGGCACACGAGGGCTACTGCTGTAATCATTGTCGCTTCGCTCCTCCATTCACTTCGTTCATTTATGAATCTCCTTTAGCGTTTCAATAGCCCATGCTTGGTATTGGTGAGCTTTTTCCATGTCCTCTACAGGGCTACCTTTGTAGAATGCCCTGTGCTGGTACTTCATCTGATTTCCACGGCAGTATGCTACAAAACCTTCTTTACCTAGCACTTGCTTGATGTAGTCGATACACTCAATACCTTCACCGTGGTTGTAGTGTGCAGGCTTACTTACGTTGTTATAGTCTGTCACTTCTTTTCCTTTGCTTACCATGTATTCCCAATACCTCATACTTACTAAGTTTTCTCTTTGATAAAGACCTCAACCCACATTCGGGTCAAGTCACTTCTGACAATATCTTCTAGACCGAACTCAATTACGGGTACTGGCAGGTCATACTTATTAACATAACTCAAGATGGTTGTCAACCCGTCTGTTACCTTAAGGTCTGACTGCATAATGTCCCCATTGAGGATGATCTTAGAGCCTTCACCTACTCGTGTCAATAACATCTTTAGTTGGTCGAATGAGATGTTCTGTGTCTCATCTACAATGATAAAAGAGTTCTTGAATGACCTACCCCTCATCATAGCCATAGGTGCAATCTCGATATTACCATTCTTTAGCCCTGTATCTACAACACCCTTACCCAAGTGTTCCTCTAGAACATCAAGAACAGGTAAAGCCCACGGCTCTGTCTTCTCTCGTAGGTCACCCTTTAGGAACCCAATACCATCACCTACAGCAACATGGGGGCGAGTAATAACAATCTTGTTAATCTTCTTGGTCTTGTACAGAGATGCAGCTATACTCGACACTACATAGGTCTTACCCGTACCACTAGGGCCAAAGCATACAACCTGAGCATCAAGGCCTGTGATAGCTTTGATATACTCAGCTTGAGTTTCTGTCTTAGGTAGAATATTAATAGGTTCTTTACCCTCATCAAACTTTGTAGGTTTACGGACAGTCTTTGCTTTAGGTTTTTGTTGTGCCATTAAAGTGGGCCTTCTGTTACAAGTTCTTTCAGTTCTGTGAAACCGCCGACGAGCGTACCGTCAGGCCTAAAGATTTGAGGGACAGTCTTTATGTCAGACCTTTTGACTAAATTCAAAAGCCAGTTATTATCCTCGTGGGATAAGTTCAAGACATTTACATAGTACCCCCGACTTTCTAGAAACTCTCTTGCCTGAATGCAGTGAGGGCATTTGCTCTTAGATAGTATAATCCACATATTTTATCCCTTGGTTGAGTAAGAAAGCAGTTTATACACATGCTTAGGTGCTGTAGGCTTAGGTTAGGTCTACAAGCTCACAAGAATCGCCTGAGCAAGCCATAGTCTGCATACCAGAGGTGGTGTCCTCCATCTCATACTCACTTAGCTTAGTCCAGTCGATGTTCTTAGGCATACGCTTTAGTAGCTCAAGGTAACCCTCTTTGTCAACCTCTTGGTAAGGTGCTTGTTGGTAGCTACCCCCATCGTGAGGTAAGAAGGATACACCACTCATTTCATCGAAGTGTTTATACACAAAGGCACCTACTTCAAACCACTCATCGTCCTTCACAGAGACAGTCACAGAGGGCTTGTGTTCACACCAGTTGCGTTGGTACATCAACCACGTCTCAAGCTGCTCTACGGCTGTCATATCGTCCCTAGTGACACACACATCAGGTGACTTGATAGGGAAGCTAAAGACTGTCGTTTGCTCAGGCTTCATAACACAAGGTTCACTCGGTACTCCTTGGTCAATCATAAGCTGTGTCAATGGGTCTTTGTTGTCCCCCCGAACAGTTCGAATATAAAAGGGAGAATGACGAGTGTGAATACCAGATGCGCTATCAACAAGCTGAGATACAGTCCCACTTGGCTTGACACAGGTGATAGCAGCACTAGCAGGGATACCAAGGCGCTCAGCCCATTCCACGTTAGTACGAACAGCAATTTGTCGTAGGTGTTCAAGAGTTTTCTCCAATCCGTTGTTCTTTGTGGTCATCAATGGGTTGTCCATGATACCCGTAAGTGATACACCTAGTAGGCGTTCTTCTTCTGTGTTCTTCTGCCAAATCTTTCTCAGATAAGGGAAGTGAGTATAGGTAGATTGGATTGTACCCAGAATAGTAGCCAACCGTACCTTACGCTCAAGGTCTTCAAGTGTATCTGTAGCACGAATAACTACCTCCGTCAGATTACAGAATTGATACGGACGAAGGATGATCTCTGAACAAGGGTTAGTGCCAAAGTCAAAGTTAGGGTCTCGTCGTCCATACTTCTCTGCCTGTTTCTTTGAGGCTACACGGTTGAATACACCACGCTCACCGGATTTACTTTCTACCAAGGCAGTCCACTCACGAAGGAATGTCTCTACGTCTGGCTTCTCT